GGATGGAGAGAAGCAGAAAAAAATAAAAAGAAATACCCATGGGATGTAACATTCATTAGAGCATTAGAAGATGGAAAAGCTACATGGGAAGAACAATTTCCAGTATCTAAACTAAACACAAAACGACAAGAGTACATAGAAGCTGGTAAAGTAGATAAGTTTGCTCAAGAGTATCTAAACGATGCTAGGGATAGTGCTTCTGCTACATTCCAATTAGACAACATAAGGTATCATAACTATGAGTTTTACTCAGATGGTAAGTTCTCTTACTTAAAGAGTGACGAAGAAATGATTCCTATATATACTTACATGGGCGTTGACTTGGCACATACAGCTACAAAAACCTCTGACTATCAAGTAATTATGGTTATGGGAATAGATTCAAAGAAAAATAGATATGTCATTGATTATTACCACGATAAGATACCAGCGTTTGATATGCCAGAGCAAGTATTAAAGATGGCAAAGAAATATGCACCTATAAGAAGATGCTCAGTTGAAACCGTTGGTGCACAAGAGATGGTAAGAGATATGGTAGAAAGAATGGCAAGAACAGAAAAAAGATTACTACCTGGAATAAACAAAGGGGTAAGACCTCCACATGGGATTAAAAAAGAAGATAGACTTGAAATGTCTATAGGTAGTATTGTTAATTCTAAGAAGCTATACATAAGAAAAGAGCACACAGAACTTATAGAAGAAATATTTGAGTTTCCTAAAGGAAGACATGATGACTTGTTAGATGGACTGTATTATGCTGACTTTTTTGCTAAGCCACCACGTAGTCATGCAATGCAAAACGATGAATACGAAAGACCAGACGATTTTACTGTAAAAGCACGAACTAAAATTAATTGGATGACTGGGTTGAAAATATGAGATTTCGTGTATTCACTGGCAGTAAATTCTTTAGGGATATGGTATCTGATTATACATTAGAAGAATACCTAAGCTACTTAAAAAGGGTAGAAGGGTACAAAAACAAAGTAGGGGAAACATTTTATCCATACAATTCGCCAGAAGGTGGATTAAAAACTATTGGCTATGGATATAAAATTAAATCACTCTCAGAGCAAAATGCTCTAGATAAGGGTGGTATGTCTATTTTAGAGGTAGAACAGACATTAGAGCATGAAGCTATTCTTTCTTTGATGCACGCAAAAAACCATTGCGTAGCAAAAGGAGTTAAATGGCAAGATGTAGATGACAGACTAAAGCACGCTTTAGCTGACTATTGTTTTAATATAGGAAACTTAAGAGGGTTTCCAACAACATCTAAGTGTTTAATGAACAATGATGTTAAAGGTGCTATAGAAGATGACCCAACAAGAGAAGGGTTTAAGCACTATGACAGAGTGTACAAAGACCCAGAAGGCAATAGAAAGCCATTAGGGCGTAATAAAGAATTTTATAAAGAGTTTTTAAAACCATATTTAAATGAGGAAGCATAGTGGCAAAGATAGATAATATAGGATTATTAACAAAACTTTACAAAGCAGTAGATAAAAAAAGAAATCAATTTAATAAAAAGTTTTCTTTAGAAAAAGTTAACCACGATATAGATATGTACAATGTAAGTAATAAAAAAAACATACCTAAACCTTTTGGTGGTAAAACTGAGTATGATTTAAAAGCAGACGCTGCAAACAAAAAAAATAACAAAGCAAGGTAGCAAGTATGGCACAAATTAAAGAAGACCAAAAAGCAAGAGATAATAGAGATATATTTCAACGTTATGCTGATGCACGACAAGACTGGGATGTAGAAGCAAGAGATGGTATAGATTTTACTTTAGGTAATCATTACTCTAAAGAAGAGTCAGAAATACTACAGTCTATTGGTCAAGCTGACTTTACTATAGACAGAATATATGCAGCCATAGATAAGCTAAAATCTTTAATGACTTCAAGACCTGTAAAGTTTGGAGTAGTTGCAAGAGAAGATTCAGATACAAAAATGGCAAATGTGTGGAAAACATTACTAGAATATATTTACGATATATCAGATGGGCAGCATCACTTTAAACAAGCTGTACACGACTATGCTACTGCTGGAATTGGTTATTTCTATTCATACATAGAGCCAGAAGCAGATTATGGTAGAGGAGAAGTCATGTTTACGCATGTCAATCCATTCAGAGTGTACGTAGACCCTGCTTCTAGAGACAGGTATTTTAAAGATGCTGCAAACATTTTACTGTCTACAATCTTAACTGAAGAACAGTTATTAGACTTATATCCAGACGTAGAAGAGCATCTACCAAACATAGAGACGTATACATCTGACCATAATGACGACTACCCTAGTTCTCAACAAAAAAATTCACAGCAAATATTTACACCTGCAGAAGTACAGGATAAAGATTATGCAAACGGAGTAAACTCACGTTATCGTATTATTGAGCGTTTTACTAAAATAAGAGTTCCTTTCTATAGAGTAGCCGACCAACAAAACAACTCAGAAACAATTATGAGTCAAGATGGTTTTAAAGTATTTATGGCTGAAAATGAAGCAAAGTTTGACAATAATACATACGACTTTGTAGAAATACCACAAACAAGAATTAAAGTTACAGCATCATTAGGACAAGTCCTTTTATATGAGACAATACTTGATACTGATACATACCCTATTGTACCAATACCAAATATATGGACCAATACTCCTTACCCTAAATCAGATGTAAACAAAGTAAAAGATATGCAAAGACTACTAAACAAGTTGTTTTCTCTTGCATTGTCTCACGCACAAACCTCTGCTGGACTAAAACTATTAGTTCCACAAGGAAGTGTAGAAAGTATTTCTCAGCTTGAAAAAGACTGGGCTAATCCTAATGCTGTAATAGAATATGACCCAAGTTACGGAGAACCACATTTTCCTTCACCTCAACCATTAACAAGTCAGTTTTATGCATTGATTAATCAAGTAGAAAGATATATTGATTTGAACTTTGGTGTTCCAGAACTATTACAAGGATTTAAAGAGGGTGCTCATAGTAGTGTTAGAGGAACAATGTTACTAGCACAAATGGGAGAAGGTAGAGGAGCAAGTAAGTTAAGAGATATAGAAATGTCTTTACAACAACTTGGTAAGGTTTTATATCAAATGTCTAAAGGGCATTATGATTTTGAAAAGAAGTTTAGAATAGTACAACCTAATAATGATATTACTGAGTTTGCTATTAACAATAGATTATATGATGATAAAACAAAAGAAATAGTAAAAATTGAAAATGATATTACTTCAGGTCAATTTGATATACGTATTGTTTCAGGCTCTACAATGCCAAGCAATAAACATGCTGAATATCAAATGTATCTAGAAGCTTATCAGTTAGGGTTAATTGACAAAGTAGAAGCGTTGAAGAAAACAGAAATCTTTGACAAGGAAGGCGTATTACAGCGTACTGGAGAAGTACAGCGTTTACAACAAGCCGTCAGTCAATTACAAGAACAAAACAAAATTCTTTCTGGTGATTTACAAACTGCCCAAAGAGAGTCTATGTCTGACAGAAAACGTGTTGAGGTACAGAAGTTTAAATCTGAACTCAATAAAGTGGTTACTGGAGCACAGGCTCAACAAAAAGTAAATACAGAGCGAACAAAACGTCAACAAGAACAACAGGTGCAGGCTGGAATCACTTCATTAATGTCAGAAGATATTGGTGAGGAATAAACAGCACATCAAAGGAGAATAACATGAGTGACGAATACATAAATGAACAAGCTTTAGAAGGTTCTGAAACTTCTGAAAATAATGATATAAGTGAGTCTGATAATCAAGAAATGGATTTGAGTTCTGACGTGCCACAAGAAGATGATGCACGTAAATTCCAGTCTATGTACGATAAAGCCCAGGCTGAGTTAGACAAAGTAAAACCAGTAGCACAGCTATTTCAGGAAAATCCTGAACTGGTAGACGTTGTCAAAAACCACTTATCAGGGGGTAAAGGACAGGACAAAGAAAATATAAAGATAAACGAAGAGGAATTCAATCCTTGGGATGCACATACTAATCCAAATAGTAAGTCGTATCAACTTAGAGAGCAAGAAATTGAGAAAGCTGTAAATAGTAAAATGCAGGACTATATGGGAAGATTAGAAGCCCAACGTTCTATTGATACTTTAAAACTTAGAGCTCAAACTGAATACAAGCTATCTAATAGTGATGCGAATGAATTTGTAGAATTTGTGACAAAGCCAAAGGAACAACTTCCTCTTGAGACACTTTTTAACGTATGGAATACAAACAAAAATGGAATGCCTAGAGCAAATCAAAATATTGAAAGCGTGAAAAAAACTCAGCAAAGACCAAAGTCTGCTGGTTTAGTTCAAGGTGGAGAACCACCTCAATTATCAGATAATGATAATATGTGGAGCAATATTTTAAAAGCTGGTAATCCTCTTTCCATAGGTGGTAAAAGTGTCATTAAAAAATAATCTGGGAGGATTAAAAAATGGCAATAACAAGTGGACAATTAAAAGCACAATCCTTTAGTGCTGCTACGACTGCTACTGGTGCATCAGGCACTGGTGTTGCTCCAGACCAAAGACGATTATATAACTTTTCTGACAGGATTGCTGAATTAGCACCTGAAGAAAGTCCGTTTTTCGTCTATCTGAGCAAAACTGCTAAACTTCCTACTGATGATTCTTTGTTCCGTTACTTAGAAGACAGAACAAAAATTAATTACACAAGTAGAGAGTTTTTTATTGACGGTAATATGAACGGAAGTGCTGCTGTAACAGCTGGTACTGACTATTCACTTACTGTTGAAGCAGCTGAAGGGTCATCAGACTCTGCAGGAAACGTAGACTGGTTAGTAAAAGGAATGGTAATAGCAATCAGAACATTAGGAGATGCAACAGGTGCTGCAGGTTACGGAAACGTAATTGTAAGAGTAGAATCTGCTCCAGTTCAAAATGCTGCTGATACTACATTCGTAGCTAAATGTATTTCTGTTTCAAGCACAGCTTCAAACATGAACAAAATACTAGATGCACAAAGATGTCAGGTAATCGGTTCAGCTTTCGCTGAAGGTTCTGGTTCACCAGACGTATTCTCAGACAGCATGGATGATGGATTTGGATATACTCAAATCTTTAAGACAGCTGCTGAAATCTCAAACACAGCTCACGCTACACAATTACGTGGAGTAAGTAATGAGTTTGATAGAGTCTTAGCTCAAAAACTAAGAGAACATAAGATAGATATTGAAAGAGCTATGCTTTTTAATCAAAAAGCAAGAATTGACGGCGTTCAATATTCAGAAGGTCTTATTGGTCACATCATTAAAAACAGTACAGTAGTATCTGATGACTCAGCGTTATCATACAACTCAGGCAAAGCATACTTTAGAACTATGGCTGAAGCTGAACTAACTTATGATAGACTATTAAGCGACTTTGAAGTGGTATTTGACCCAGCTCGTGGTGGTTCTAACGAACGATTAGCGTTGGCTTCATTACCAGTAATGTCTTATTTCAATAAGATGGGTGCTGTGAGTTTCTCAGAAAACTCAACAAACGGTACTCAATATCGTATTAACATGGATGAACTAAGTGGTCAGTTTGGTCACAAATTAATGCAACTTGACACAATACACGGTACAGTGTATATGGTTAAAGAACCATTATTTAGAGGACATTCATCAGGTATGATGGCTATGGCTGACATGAGTAAAGTATACTACAGACCATTAGTAGGTAACGGAATCAATCGTGATACCCAAGTTATGACAAATGTACAAGGTGCAGATGAAGACTTGAGAAAAGACATGATTCTTACTGAAGCTGGACTAGAAGTATGCTTACCAGAGTCACATTATCTAATTAACCTAGAAAACGTATAAGGGAGATTGAGATGAAAACAAGCGTATTAAATAGTAATAGTGGTGATTACGGTAAACAGTATAAACAATGGGTCGTAGAAGCAGTAACTGCTGATAAGACACTTGATGGAGATGACTCAGGAAAACTATTCGTAGTTAACCCTGCAGCTACAACTACATTAACATTACCATCTGTTTCATTAGTAGGATGGAATTGTACTGTTGTATTAACTGAAGGAATTGCAGCAACTGATGGTTCTATGGACCAAATTGTGAACATTGCTTTAGGTCAAGGTGATAACATTGGACAAGTACATGAAGTAGACGGAGCAGCTGGTAACTTTGCAGTTACTGGTGACGACTTCTTCGTGTTTACTGCTGCAGCTACTCCAGGTGATAGGGTTGAACTTATCGCTGATGGTACACAGTGGATAATCCAAGCGTATGTTAAAGACCTAAGTGATGCTGATTTCTCTGCTAACGCAGACACTATAGCATAAAACAATCCGTAAGGATTAGCAGTTTGGGTACTGTGGGGTTATTCGTAAAAAGGTGTAACCCCAAACACCCATAATGAAATTTAATTAAATAGGAGAATACAATGGCAAATTATAGTGCAGCAGAAGTAAAAGTTATTATAAATGATATTAGTGTAAATGCTAGTAGTGTTGATGGTTCGTTAGCAAAAGAAGTTAAGACTTTTGTAGCTACATTAACAGATAATACAATTATTTCAATAAACACGGTAAAACTAGATAGCTCAAGAGTTGCTTATATAGTTACTTATATGTAGTATGGCTAAGTGTCAACATTGTAGCGAGCCTAATCCAGAAGGGTTATTTAACTGCCCTTCTTGTGGTAAAAAGGCTAATAAGTCAAAATGGACCACTAACACCTTTATTAGAGAAGGTGGTTATGCAACAGCTATTAGAAAAGACCAAATAGATTTTGGTACAAAAGATATGAATGAGCACATAAAAGAGACAAAGAAAAAAAATGATGTTTCAAGAGATAAAAAGATAAATTCGCTTATAAAGTGGAAGTAAATTAGTGAGAGGTTTAACAAGTAATACAAGAAGAAGTAATGGAGCTAAAAAAACTAGACAAGGTTGTAGCACTAATACTAAATATGGAAATAAGATGAGTAAAAAACATTATAAAAAAAAGTATAGAGGTCAAGGATGAATGAAAAAAAGAAAAAAGGCTATTCTCCTTTTTTAGGTTCACGTAAAGAACAACCACTTGTTGACCACATGTATCGTGATAGTGGTGTGTTAGACCCTAAGTTTGTAAAACAAACAATAAAGAACGAAGTTAAGCTTTTTAAACAAAGTCAAATAGAGCTTCAAAGAATGAGAGAAGAAGCAGGTAGAAGACAAGCAGAATCAAACTATCAAAGACAAATGCAAAAGTTTGAAGCAGAGAGAAAGTTGATTAACGATAGGATAAATAAACTTAAAAATAGTAGAGTTATAGACTAATGGCTGATTTTAAAACAAGAATAGATGACTTAACAGGTTTTGCAAGCACTGATGATACAGCATTAAATGACTGGTTGTCAGCTGGTTCTCGTTCTGTTATTAATATATTACCTGTAAATAAGTTAGAAAGAGTAGCCAGCAATGAAAACTTTACAAACAATATAGATGTAGAGGGAAAAAAGATTTTAGCAGTGGTTAGAAAAGATGACAATCACGCAAGTAAGATTTATACACCATGTAGAAAATTACCACCTTCAATGATGGGTAGAGTAAGTGATACAAATTATATGGAAGCTGCTTCAGAAAGTGACCCAGCATACATTATGCAAAATGATGTTCTAAATACATATCCAGGAAGTAATGCAAGCAATG